TCACAAACTCTGTTTTTCATTAGTCGAATTTCCTAAAAGATTAGGAGCCATGCCGTTAAATACATTAAGTGCACCACGTACATTTTCACGTGTGTAACTTTGCGTCATTTGTAAAGATGAATGGCCTAGCCAGTGCATCACATCTGTAGCAACTTGTCCGTTAGTGAGGGCCATAGTAGCAAAGTAATGACGGAAGATGTGTGGAGTAATATGAATTCCGGCTGCTTTTCCCACCGTATTTAAGACTTTATTAGCTTGCTGCACGCCCATTGGCATACCTGTTTTTTCATTTACAAATAGAAAACTGTCAGGATCTAATGTTCTGTGAGTCTTGTTATAAACATTTTGGCTATAGGTGATAGCGTAATGGCAAATGGATAGCATTTCACCACGAACATATATTGTACGATAGCTTGAGTTGTTTTTTAAGTCACCGCCTTCTGGTTCTGCGTTGGTACGGCCTTTCTTGAATTGGATTGCGCAAATTTCTTCATCATTCCATTGTGAGAACTTAAAAGAATTGAATTGCAGTCCCATTAGTTCTTCGCGGCGTTCGCCGAGTGTCAGTAAAGCCATCATGCAGTATTGATATTTAGACAATACTTTTGGTGCTACTTTCATCAATTGGTTATACTGCTTTTCAGTAATGGTCTTTGTTGAAGGTGATTTGCCGCCATCAATTGAAATACCGCTGAGTTTATTTTTGACAATAACATCATTGCGAGCAGCATCATTCATCAAAATTTGCATTACAGAATTAGTCGTAATAATAGTATTTTTAGCATAGCCATCTTTAATCATTTGATCAATGAAATTCTGATAGCTCTGACGTGTAATCTCATTGATTTTTTGGTTACCAAAGATGGGCTTTAATTGATTGTTCCAGTAGTTTTTCTTTTGAGTAATGGTTGCAGGTCGCCAAAGTTTCAAGTCGATGTTTCGTTTTAATACTTTGTCAAAGTAAGATTGCAAGGTTATTGTATCTGATATTGAAGCTGTAATTTGGCCCGTTCCTAGAGTTACCTCAAATTTTTTTAATTCAATATCCGCTTCACGCCAACTTGTGAATCCTGATTTGCTCCAGCTGCGATATTTATGGTGAATATCAGTGTAAGCTCGGCGAACTCCATATTTTTTACCCCGTTTGGTATCATACTCATAAATTCCAGGATGTCGTTTTAAAGGTTTCCATTGTCGTGGCATACTCATCATTCCTCCAATTACAATTATTTGAACATATGTTCTTTTGGACTCAAAATATATACCCCAATGAAGGGGCATAAGCGAGTGACGGGAATCGGACCCGCGACTACAGCTTGGAAGGCTGTCGTTTTACCACTAAACTACACTCGCGTTAATGGACCTTGTTGGACTCGAACCAACGACCGGACGGTTATGAGCCGTCTGCTCTAACCAACTGAGCTAAAGGTCCGATTTACACCTATCTATGTAATTTTTTATATAATAAATAGGCCAAAAGGATGCTTACTATTGCAATGCTAATCGCTGTAAAACTCCAATTAATGTCTGTTAAGCTTCGCAAATAATAAGGTATGCTATGCATATAATCTCCTCTTTTCTTATGTGAGCGGCAGGAGTCGAACCTGCGTGATGTTTTTTTAGAGCGGGGGGCTCCTAAGATGAACTCTGTTCTACCGTTGAACTACGCTCGCGTGAAAGCCCAGTGAGGGCTAGTTTGTGCTTTAGCTCAATTTGCGTGCAGTATCGCCTCTTTGAATAGGGGCGTCACTTTTCTCTAGCGGTTCCATTTCAGATGGATCTATATTGGCTCGTTTGTAATGAGCTGGAACGTCGGTGTGAATAGAACCAGTTACGAACGGAGTAAAAGCGCTAGACTTCATTATTTGCTGCATTGATGTTTCTTTATTAGATGTCGAGTTTACAAAACGTGTTTTTAGAATTGAGAAAGTATCGTGAACATCAGTGACAGTTAATATTTCTTTTTGGGCTCCGTAATAGCCAATTACGTTATCATCCATATCCTTAATAGGATTGGATTTTGCATCTAACACTTGAAATTTATCTCCATTTTTTACTCCATCGTTGCTGCCAGCGTCAACAATGAATTCAGTATCTGATATAATTCTAATAATCTTAAAATTATGACTGTCCATCTTTGTTTTCCTCCGTAGCTACTATTGCGTCAATATCTTTACGAGCTTGTAATTTTTGTTCTAGAGCATATTTCCCTGCAGTCGTTAATTCTTTATTGTTATTAGGTGAGACGGACATTTGGTATAGCAATTCAATTATCCTTGGGTCCGGCGTATCTATGTCGATTAATTGATATACAAAATAAGCAAAAGTCTTATCTTTGTTTTGAGATGCTTCTTTCAATTTATTCTGTTCATCGGCATAACGCAGATTCTCTGCATTAATGCTGTCATATAATTGCTGTAAATTGTTACTTGTTTTTTGTAATTCTTTTATCTTTTTCTTCTGATTGTCGCTATTTTCTTGAAATTCAGCAGTGATTTTTGAATATTGAAAGAATAAATTTGCCAAAAATAGTATAGAAAATATTATAATGACTGTGTAGAATAAGAATGTTTTTTCTGGTGTTATCCATCCAGTGAAGAAATCAACGAGTTCGAGTGTACCTAGTGTAGTTGCTGAACCTGAAATTATTTTAAAACTGTTAGGAGGAATACTGATATGTTTAGAAGCAAACAAAGTCCCATCGACTCCTTTTTAAGTTCTCTGGATTACTGGCAAGAATTGAATTTGTTAACAGTCCTGATAAAGAGCCAGCATCCAGAATTATCATTATCGGAAGCTAAACGTGAAGCAGTACTTGCAGATGACGATGAATTACGTTCAGAGCTTGATGAAGCCTTGAACAGTCCAATTTGAAAACCAGTAGGATACGCTCACGTGAAGGCCCAAGGAGAACTTTTACTTGGTTATGAGCTTGGCTACTTGATTCCGTATTTTAAAAATTGGGTCTGTAGTTCACCAGAACTTTTCATTGAATCCGGGGTAGTTTCAAAAGCTTCCTTTTCAGACATTCCGTGCTGTATTTTATATAACACCGGTGAAACTCCGTATTTATTTAAAAATCCTGTTAGTGTATGTTCATCCATTGAAATTGATGAGCTATTTTCATTCGTCGAGGATTCTTGATCAACAGATGAACTAGCAGCTACTGATGAGCTGGATGCTTTTTGTGAGGCTGAATATGATTGTGCTACACTGGTTGAACTTGCTTCAGCCACGCTAATAGAGGCAGCTCTACTGCTTGATTCAGCAATTTTCTTTTTGCTTTCAGAGTTAGCTTTGCTCTCTGAACTTGCTTTTTTCTTGGATTCCAATTTAGCAGAGGATTTCTTATTGGCAGCAACGCTATTTGAAGTGGACTCGCTGTTTTGTTGCGATGAGTTAGTATTACTGCAAGCACCTAGCGTTAAAGCCGCTAACATGATGGCACTAAAAATCAATTTCTTTTTCATTCTATATTCCTCCAAATTAGCATTCTCCAATAAATAATATTTCCTGTAATTGAGCGTTTACCTTTACTCTTCTGCTAGAATGACTAAATTAAGAGTCCGTGTTCTGCAAGCCAGGGGCCGATAATAAAACTTAGGGCAAATAAAACAGCAGCAATTATCCAAACGCATATAATCCAAGCAGTAGTAGAGATGTTTCTAAATAAACGATACTTTGGATATTCTAAAGCGAACAGAGAATAAAATATACCGGCAGTAACGATTGATAATTGACCGACCTTCATAAAGGGGAAGAGCAATGTTAAGAACCCCATTAAATACATAGCAAATTGTCTGCCTGACCATTTCAACTTTTCATGAATCAAGTAGTAGATGCTGTACAAAATTAGCCCAAATGCAATAATGGGCACCAGAGCTTGCAGTGTGTGAATAAATGCCATTGCTATCAAAGCTGCTCCCATGATCAGCAACACGAAGCCGCCGACTTTTGCAGTAACTTTGAAAAGTGTAAGGGCTATAAAGATAGCCAAAATTAATCCTATCAATGTAATTCCTCCAAATTAATTTTCCCATATTTATGCATAATCAATCTGACGCATGCTTGAAGTGCAAACCATAAGTAAACCCAATTTCGTGCAAATAGTTCAATTGCATTCCTAAATCGTCGGCCACTTCATAGTCATTCTCTGGATGATTACTTTTTAGACGTTTGATATCCTTTTCGGATAGAAAATGCTTATATCCCCAATTTCGCGCAAGGTGTTCTTGTTTCGCACTTTCAACGTCACCGTAGTCACTAATGTCCCCAACAGACGTCTGGTAATGTCCGAGTTCTTCAAATAACCATTGGTATTGTTCCGATTCTGAAAGACGATCATTAATAGTTATCCGATTCCCAACCGTATAACCGCCGAGATCCAAAGGCATCAGCTTATCGAAGTTGAATTCGATATCAGGATAATCAGACATTAATTGTTCTATCCTATCCAATAGACCTCAGTCCTTTTTTTTATCTTCCATTTCTTTTTTATACAATGATTTCTGATATTCCATGTAGTCAATAACCGCTTTACGACGTTCTTCTGGTAAATCATCAAGCGATAATCCATTTCTAAAATGAGCAGCCACAGGTATATTACCAAGGTCAACACTTCTACCAAGTATAAAATCTGTCGTTACATCAAAAATATCCGCAAGCTTACTAAGCTCATCTGCTGACACTTTTCGGCTTCCAGAGACGATTCTGCTGAAAGCTGACCTGTCTATTCCCAGCCGCTGTGCAACTTCAGTCTGATTTAGACCTGAATGGTCAAGCAAATATTGAATTCTAGATGTCAGAGGTGCTTCTTTTTCTTGACGCATGATATTCCTCCTTTGTGTGATTTACACATATAATAATAACATTGTTGTTAAAAAAGAAAATTAAATGTGTGAAAATAGCAAAAAATAGTTGACGTTGCGAAAATCACACGTTATACTGTATACATTCAGTTGAGAAAATCACACAGGAGGTGATAAGTTGAAAACTGAAATTGAAAGAAAAACAGTTAACCTTAAATTGCTGAGAGAGTTACGTAAAAGGCATCATTACACTCAGACACAAGTTGCGAAAATTATCGGTTTAACAAGTACTGACAAGTATACGCGAAGAGAAAACGGAGATTATAATTTCCAAGCCAGCGAATTAATGGCGCTATCTGAGTTGTATGGAGTTAAAATGGAAAAATTTTTCACTTGACCGTGTTAAAATCACAACAATCCATGAACGGAGAACCAAAGAATGAAGCAATTAAAAAATCGCAAACGTGAACTTGTCGATTCAATCATCGAACTACTCCCAGCAGTGTCGCCGAGTCTGATTAATGCTAAGACATTTTGGATGTCGGAAGACGAGCTTCAAGAGCTGATAGCTATGATTCACGATGGGGACCGAAACGAGTTCTATGAAATGATTAATTCTTAATTATATTATCCGGCGTTTTTGATTCAGGTTAAACCCATAAAACTGAAAGGTGGTGATGGAATGTCAACACAGTCTAGCTCAGTATTTGCAGGTAGCACGTTGACTGATGTAATGAATCATAACAGCGTAGCGCCTATTGAACTGAGCGGCAAGGTAGGCTACTCGGTAACGTTAATTTACAAACAAAGGCATGATCAGGCCCGCATTCGAATAGAGTCGGTGCCCGCATTTCTAGCAGCATTGCCCAATCAAAATCAATTTTTTGCAATTGAACTGGCTCATCGATTTGTCGGCGTTACGACACCGGTAATTGATGGCGATCGAATTATGAAGGAACCACTAGCAATGGCCGTGAAAACTATGCCGGAATTAAGTCAAGCACTAGCGGCTATTCAGGATTCGCTTGACGAGCTAACGATACCCAAAGAGGATTTGAAGCCAAATGACTTTGATGATCCCAAGAAATTAGTGGCTGAATGTTTCGATGCAGTGCTTTACTTGTTAAACCTAATCGCATATGTATGTCGTGGCTTTGATTTGTCCATGCAAGATCAACTTAAGCAGCGCATGAAAAAGTGGTTTAAAGATGGCGTTGTTAAACATAGGAAGGAGTGATAGAGATGATGATCTCAACGCAAAATGACGATACTGAGTTTATTGATGCTGTAGCCGTTGCTGTAGCTGATAGAATCATGCCACAACTGGAATTATTGGTAAAAAAGTATTACACACCGGATCAGGGATTAAACCAACAGCAAGCTGCTAGTATGCTTGGATGCAGTGTGGATACATTAAAAGATTTTTATTACTATCAGCCTGGATTCCCACATTTCAAGAAGGGTACAAAAGATTCATTTTCACAAAAAGCTTTAGAAAAGTGGATGGCCGACAATCAAATACGAGCGTAAGGAGGATTCAAAATGATTGAAGGAGCAATAGTAGGCTGGATATCGACTGTTCTTTGGTACAAACGACATGAAATTAGTAACTTGTTTGGTGTTTAAGGAGATGAAGACGATGAAATTTACATTCAGGATTGGAAATGTGCTTTACAAACAGCTCACGATTCAGGAGTTAGATAATCTTTTTGACACGTTTAAGGAGGCTGAACGAATTGGAAGTACGCAAAGTATCGCTAAAGCCTAAATTTGAGTACGAAAAAAGCTGCTCGAGTATTGGTAGTACCCGTGCAGCTAAGACGCTTAACAATTTCATTTTCGAATTCTATTGTACTCCGAAACAGTCACTAAGACAACGTTTAGCACGGAGGTGGGCCAAATGAACGGCTACGATAGCTGGCTGGTTGACCAAGAAGAAGCTGCGGAAGGCTGGCGTGATGATGAACCTACTGAGGAAGAGCTGATTGAAAGTGGCGTCATTGCTGATGAGGAGGACGATGAGAATGATTAAAGAAGAAACTGCGGGCATGACGCTCGATGAAATGGAAGCCAAGCTTGAGCAGGCTACCCGAGATAAGAAGGCTTTTAAAAAGGCCATGCTAAAACCGCAAATTGAAGTTGATAAGTATCGAAAGGCCATCAAGACGGTCGATGAGCAAATTGACCAACTACAAGAATTACAGCGAATGGCAATGGGTGATCAAGAACAAGTTGATACTGAGTTCTTTCGCTTCAAAATGGGCACCGTTAATCCTAATACGTCTCGTAACTGGAACCTTGAACGAGATAAGGACGCGACACCCAAAGAGCTTACAGCAGTCTTTGAACGCTTTGACGATACCTTGATTAAGACGTCCCGGAGTGTAAACGAAACGGAAATCAAGAATCGATTAGCAAGTGGAGAGCTCTATGCAACCCCTGATGGCAAAATCATGGACTCAAATCTAAAGGCGCTGCCAGGATATTCTGGGTCACTCAAAAAGCCCAAAATTTCTGTGAAAGCTAAGGAGGATTAATTATGAGTGAAGCAATCGCGAAAGCAGAAGATCAAACGAACAGTCTATCCCTAATCATGGGTACTGATCAAAACAAGATGGCTAGCGAACTACAGGCTATCTCTAATTTTCAAACGATGGTTCAACATCAACTAAAAGATGGTCAAGATTTTGGGGTCGTCCCTGGTACACAGAAACCCACATTATTGAAGCCTGGAGCCGAGAAGATTCAAATGCTGATGGGCGTTAATAGCGAGTATAACGTCATTGATAAGGTTGAGGACTACGATTCGGGTTATTTCGACTACACCGTCAAGTGCGTGCTGTACAAGAGTGGTATGCAGTTAACTGAGGGATTGGGGTCGGCAAACACAAAAGAGAGTAAGTACGTTTCTCGTGATGGTTTTTCAATGAAAAACACGGTACTGAAGATGGCGAAAAAGCGGGCCCAGGTTGATGCCACACTGACCATCGCTAGTTTATCAAATGTCTTCACACAGGATGTCGAAGATATGCAGAACTTTAACCAACGTGAGAATAACGAAACCATGACTCATGATGAAGCCTTTAATTTAAAACTTAACTTTGGCAAAAATAAAGGCAAGAGCATGGGAGATGTCATGAATGAGAATCGTGGCTATATTGAATGGCTAGCTGAGAATGCACAGAAACCTGAATTTAAGACTGCTGCTAAATTATTACTAGCTGGCAAGCAACAGCCTGTAGCAGACGATAAGGCGAATGAAGATTTTGATCCTACCACCATCATTGCTAGTTCAAAACAGACGAGTGAGATTGCTAACCTTGCTGGTGAACTGGCCACCCAAACCAAGAATGGCACACCATTATCAGTGACTAATGAGGTTATTCAACAAATTGTCTCTGATTGGAAAGGGACTGACGATGATTGGAAGAATCTGACAGTAGCACAAGCAGAGGATGCTAAGAGCCAGCTACAAGGATTGCTAGCGGCATTTGATAAGAAATAAACATTCGAATTGGCTTGAATGCAGCAGTGACTGAATCCACCGAATGGGTGTGAGGCCCATGTTAGTGAAGGAGGTGTAGATTTGGATTATTTCAAGCAAAGACGAGCTTACAGAAATCTGAAACGGAACCAAATAGATATCTCAACTGGTCAAAATAACCTGTATCGCGAGTTATTAGACTACGCGAACGATGAGTATCAGCTAGATAAACTGTTTACCCTAAAGAATTCTGCGTTGCTCGATCTTACTGGACTATCCGAGGCCGGGCTAAAGAAGGCTAGGAACGAACTAGTACAACTTGGATTAATCAAATACGTCCCCGGCAAAAGGAATAAGCAAAAGCCTCAGTACCAAATTATCAGGCTTTACAGTACCAGTTGGGCTACTAGAAACGGTGATAGTAGCTCAACTAGTAACCCAAGTAGTAGCCCAACTGGTAACCCAGACAGTAGCCCAACTGGTAGCTCCAAAGAACTTACTAATACTACACCTGAACTGACTACTACCGAAAAAGATAATAAGGACCCACGTGACCATATTCGTGAAGAGTTCCAGAACGAAGTGTGGGCTGTTTACCCACGCCAAGAAAAGTTTGGTGACGCATGGAATGCTTATTATCGGGCTACCGTTACTGGCGCCAACCCCGCTGGTAAAGCCACTAAGAGCCAAATCATTCAGGGTATCGGCAATTATAAGCGATACTTGGAAGTTAAGGGGATACAGGGACAGTACGTTCAGCAGCTAGCGAACTGGTTGGATAACGGTGGTTGGTTAAGCAATTACGACATGACACCACCTAAGCCAAAGGGTAAGTCTGGGGCCGGACGTAAAGAGATCATTCCAAAGTGGGCGCAAAACGGCGCTTCTCAGGCGGATTCTAAGCCAAACTCAAGCGATAACGAGCAGGACGATATGAGTGATGAGGCGTTCCTAGCGTTCATGAACAGTCAGGAGGAAGCTAAATGAATTGGGGCAATCAATTAGTCAATTTAGCCGCTAACCATGCCTATGAACCGGCCGCGTTGCACTGGACTAAGCAGCGCATGAAGCGGCATTTAAAGGCCGGTGGTAGTGCACAAGATGAGGTGTGCGCTCATGAGTACAAGTTATTTGCACTCGCGGTTTTAATTATTGAATATCAGCGGGATGGGTTAAATTTTGATTTGACCCAATGTTGGGGTAAGCCAGCCGAGTATTTTATTGATCTAGAGCAAGCTAGACAAGGATTGCAAACGGAGGTAAGCGCATGACTGAAACACAGGTGCTAGTAATTAACGCTGACAGACCGGACATTGATCAACCGTTAGCAATGGGGCCGGAACCGGAAATGTTTAAGCTCACGCAACATAACTACAAATCTGGTGAATGGCCGTTTCCAGTTAGACTTGTGAAGCCTGGAACTAAGCCATGGGATGATGCGATCTACCTAGCCAGTATGAAACAAGATCCGAAGCAGGGAGAACGTGAAGATATCAAAGCCATTCGGCAAGCACATAAGCATGGCAAACATTCTCTCAGGCAGATAGCCGAAAGCACGGCAATTGAATTCAAGCGGGTAAAGGATTTGGTCCACAAATGCAGCCTGCCACTGAATAACGGTTACTGGCGTGCTGAGAAGTATAACAATCCTGACGAAGTGATCGCCTATCAAACCCTGTCACGGTTATGCAAGAAGATTGACGCCCCAGAGTTTTCGATTAGACAGGCTAGTATGTCTAACGGGGTCGTTAATGGCTATTACATTAGTTGGGTACCGGGGCTGAAAAATAAACATGATTAAGCATACTTTCATGCTGACACCAGTTCAGCAGCAACGACCGCGAGCCACGCGTTATGGTCGATCGATTCGGCTGTATGATCCTAAAGCAGTCAAGCAATTCAAACAGGCTGTCGCTGAGGAAGCTATGCTCACGTATCGACATCAGCCGTTGTCAGGCAGTTTGGCAGTTACCTTGGTATTTTATCGACCGGTACAGCAAAGCTTGTCTAAGGTCGAAAAACAGCGCCGGATTGACGGCAAACACTTACCAGTCGTTAAGCCAGACTTAGACAATTATATCAAGTCGTTTCTTGACGCATTACACGGCATTTACTGGCAAGATGACGCACTGATAACAGATATTGTTGCTAGTAAACGTTATGGCCGGCAGCCGAGAATTGAGATTGAGGTTAAGGAGATTGAACAAGGATGACAAGCTTATCAATGGTATTGGGTAAAGAAGCGGTAGTGGCCTATATGGTCGTCCTGACTTTTCAAGGTGAGGTCATAGAAAACTACCCCAAAATATACGCACAATATAGTGCCGCTTTTAAGCGTTGTGACCACTTAAATCATGTACTTAAGAGTGATGATTATCGTTGGAAGCTTATGTGCGCCAAGGGCTGGTATGACGTTGGCCCGAATGATAAGGGGGATTAGATATGGATAAAGAAATACCGGCATGGGCCATACAAGCGGCCTGTGAGGCTATGGGCTACGCAGATGAGTCGGAAGTAGCGTGGGAAGACTACCCGCTGGTTATGGCGATGGCAGAATCGATGGAGGGCGAAGAATAATGACAATATTAAATGGATTTAAGCCGGTTGACCTGAGTTCTACTAATGGTATGGGTTCAACACCGACAATTAAGGTAACAGATAGCAGTGTAACGTTTAATAGGGGCTTTTGCAGAGAACTTAAATTTGCACAATTCATAGAATTATACGTTGATATTAAGAACCATAAAGTCGCTTTTATGGGAACAAATACTGAAACTAAGGTATCTAGACATTTTTGTCAACCGAAGAAATCTAAAAAAGTAGCCGGCGTGTATTGGACGGGTAAGAGCATTCGGCATGTCATGGACGTATCTTTAAATCGTAAATCAGGACAGACTTTAAAGCTAGTTGGTAGTAAGGAGAACGGAGCAATTGTTTTTAACTATGGAAATATTGATCAAGGAACCAACTAACGAGGAACGCAAGCGGGCGTTTGAAGCGTTTGGGGAGGATTGAAAATGCAATACGAGCAAGTAGCAATTACAGAGCCTAAAGTTTTAGAAAGCACTTTAGGTATTAAGAATAATCATGACGGAACATACACGGTTACGGCAATCAAAAAGTTTACCAGAAAAAATAACCAAGTAGTAAGCATGTCGTTTACGAAAAACGGATTAGCAGCACTAACCGGCTATTTGAGAATGCTAACTGATAATGGAGATGGCGACGATGATTAAGCTGAACGTATGGTCTTCGTGTTGGGACGTTAATGCAGAATGGCACGATATTGTTGAAGTGCCGGATAATGCGACTGAAAAAGAAATCGAAGCGGCTGCCAGAGAAACCGCACACCAGCACTTTGAGTGGGGCTATGACATTGCTAAAACTGGAGGAAAACGATGATTAAATTTAGAGCGTGGCATATGCCATTTGGAAAATATGGTGCTATGCAAGAAATGATTTACAGCAGAGCAAGTCATATTTTAGCACTTGCTGAAACGGAGCCAGAAAAATATATCCCTGAGCAATTTACCGGCCTGAAAGACGCAAACGGTGATGATATTTACGTTGGTGATGTAGTAGAAGTATGGTCAGATGCTAGTGAACTAACGATGGTTCCGACCGTTAATGAAGTTGTTTCAGAAGACCTGTTTGGACGACCCGGTATGTTTCTAAAGCCAATAGGCCAACATTTAATTGAACCATGCCTACACGACTCTTTTATTGATCAATTTAAGGTTATTGGCAACGTGCACGAGAAACCGGAGCTATTGGAGGAAAAGAAATGAATGTAGTTCAAGTTGATGAATTAAAGATTGCTGTCAAAGCACATAATATTAGCTTGTTTTCAAAACGGTCAGAATTTGATATTACTCCAAAACTCATTCGTATTTTTGAAGATGCAGGGAAGCAAGCGTGGAAAACGCTGAATTATCATGATGTGACCGGACTCGGAAATGATTACTATGAATATTATGATAAGAAGCTTGATAATAGTGGTTACCTTGAAATTAAGGATGATCATTTAGTAATCGAGCGACCTTATGGATCAGATGAGAAGCTTTATCAATTCAATAAGGCCAGATTTGAAACTTTTATGTACGACTTGCATTTATGGGAGGAAGAAAAATGACTGACAACGAATACGCCAAAGCAATCCAAACGAAAGCCACAGTTGCCAACCTGGAAATGAACGCGGCGCTAACAACTGAGCAACAGGCACAAATTGGCCAGGACTTTATTGCTGACATTATGGAGTTGAGTGATCGCGAGAGCAAACAAAAAGCCGCCTACTAAGGCGACCAGTCACAGGACCACTCGGATGACCGTTGTAAGTATAACATATAAAAAGCGCTGCCATTGCTGACCGCGCTACGATTGATATCTAACACATTAATTATAGCATACGAAAGCGGAGGGGCGCATGATGGGCGAACAGCAAGTTATTTCAGATGAAATTTTTCCACCAATTGACCAGGAGAAAACAATTAAACAGGTGCGGCGGTTCCTGGATAAAAAGTTACCGCAAGCAGTTCGGGCGTCCGGCCATTCGGTCGCTGATCTTAAATCGCCTAGCATGGATGGCATGCCTAAGTCGGCCCCAGCTGGTAACTCGGCCGAGGATCGGATTACACGCCGCCTGTACGCAGAGCAAATTGTCCGACAGACTATTCAGGCCATGGCTCGTTGTGATCATGAGTGCCAGGAGATATTAGATCGGCTATATCTGCAAGGATACAGTGACACGATGTGCTACATGGATATTGGCTACAGCAAGACTCAGTATTTTGATCGCTGGAAGCCATTGGCAATGCTGCAGTTTGCACAGAGCTATTACCTAGAAGACCTGAATATTTATCAAAACCGGACTCAGACCGGACTTTAA